TTAGATATTATTGCTCAAAACCATGCTTTAAAAATAGAAAAATAAAATTTAGTCTGTCATTTCAATTGTGAAAACTCTTTTAGTTACTATGAAAAAATTTATTATATAAATTTATAAAGACTATGAAATTTTTTCTATATTCTCAAAAAAAATAAGTGAGTTACATATTTGTAACTCACTATTTTTCACTAAAAAATTTTTACAGTACATAATTAATGTAAAGTCTAAATCGCTTATATTTTATACCCTATTATTTTTCTTCTTCAACAAAATGTATATCATTTTTTAAATTTTCTATACTAGATAAATCATTTTCATCATAATTGCCAGTAGCCATATGTCTAGCTTCAATATTCTTTAAATCATCTTTATTGATAGTATATTCAAACTCTTCAGCATCCCATTGATTTTTAAGAATTATTACATAAAATAGTTTATGTTCTTTATCAATAAGTATCATAGTTGGAATAGTTGGAGTAACATCTTCTTGTTTACCTATGGCTAAAATTGAAAATTCTGTATTCTCTGGGATAAACCTTAAATCTGTTGAGCTATCATTTTGAATAATACAATAATTTCCCTTTAAAGTTAAATCACTATTAACTAAGGTATCTTCTGAAATTTTTATATTATCTAATTTTTCTTTTGTTAATTTATCTCCAACATTATATTTATTAAATCCTTCATCAGTTATTTGTAAAGCATCTAATTCATTGCCACTTTCCTTTTCTTTTAAGGTTAAAAGATAGAATGTTATATTATTCCCAATTTGAATAGATTCTTTTTTTGTAATTTCATAATCCCATTTCTTTCCACAACTTACTACTAATAAGCCTAATAAAACTATAAGTAAAATAAAAATCTTTTTCATAGTACTCACCCTCTATTACTTTATTTACTTCTATAATCATATTTTATATGAAATTTAAAGAAAAGTAAATATAAAGAAATAAAAAAATCCTTGAATTAAAAAATTCAAAGACTTGGATATTGATATTTTGGTGGAGATGAAACACGACTTTTATTAGCAATATACAAAGAAGAAAGAGAGAAATTATATAATTAAAATTTGATTTTATGATATAATAAAAATAAAAAAGGAGAATTTATAATGAAAAAATTTGTTGAACAATATGATATTCGTATGTTACAAGATAGAATTAGAATGGCAACACAATTTAGAAAGGAGCGTTTAAGAGAATTTTACAAGTATAAAGTAACAGCTATCGAGAGATATTTAATAGCAAGACTTGAAGAGGAAAAATATAATAATGACTTTGATAAAGCTTCTAAAATAGATAAAATTTTAAGTTCTATAATTGGTATTGCTGATTCAACTGACTTTATAAAAATAGAAGAATCAATAGCATATGATAATGAAAGAGAATTTCAAAGAGTAGTTTTTGAAATAAATACAACAAATATGGAACTTGCAAGATTTGGAATAGACTTAGAAAATGATACATTTAACATTATAAAAGCAATAGAAAATCAAATAAATTCATAATAAAAGAAAAGGAGTGATTAAATGAATGAAGTAAATATAAAAAATGATTTTTTAGAAACAGATTTAATGAAAGATGATACTATTTCAAAAATAATTAGTGATAGCTGTAAAAAAATAGATTTTTTACGAGGAAAAATAATATTTATATTAAATTATTTAGAAATTAGAATAGAGGAAGAATCTAAAGAAGAATTTAAAAATTGTAAACTTATAGACTTCTATAAAACTTTAAAAGATGAAGTGCTTTCATTATATAATTCAAAATTAGGAAGTAGCTTTCCTATGGTAAAAGAAGGTAAAATAAGAACTTCTTTATCTTTAAAAGTAACAACAAATAAGTTATTAGAATACAACATTTCTTTTTCAGAATCAATAAATGATATATTGACTTCAATACTATGTCAACAAAATTTAATAATATTAGAATAAAAGCCCAGCTAATAACTGGACTTTTTTTTATTTTAGAAGCAGGGTAAAATCCTACTATATTAATCTTTTTTACATCTCAACATATGATTATTTATTTCTTTTAAACTTGCTTTAATTTCTTGTAAATCTGATTTAAAAGCATTTTCTATTTTTTCTATCTTTTCTTCTATGATTTTATCTTTTTCATTACTCCAATTTTCAAATGCTTTTCTATGTTCATCATATACAATTTTATCTAGCTTTTTATCAATCATTTCTTCTAGTCTAGCATTATTCTTTTCAAATTTTTTATCTAAACTTGAAATTATGCCCCAAATAAACCCAACAACGCCTAATATACTCCCAGCAAATGCCAAATGCTCTTGTGTTAAAGATATCATAAATAATATTATTCCCCTTTCCTAAAATGACTAGCCCCAAACATTCTAACCATTCTATACATTAAATTTCTTTTAATTTTATTTACTCCACATTCTTTCATAATTTCTAAGAATATCTTATCAGCTTCAGCCCTTGTAATATCAATTTTACATTGACTTGAATATAACCAATCATGTACAACTGCTGCTCTTCCATGTTTACCATAGCTATTTATTATGTTTCTAAATATTCTAGGTACTGAAGCATAATCTGTCCTAAAACCTTTAGGAACAACTACAAGTCCTTTTGATGTTTGATAATGATATTCCTCATTAACTAACCAATATTTATCATCTATTGGAGTTGTCTTTAATTCAGTTATTTCCATAATTTAAACCTCCTTATCTTCTAAATTGAATATTATCTGCTATTCCTAATTGAAAGTGTACAGAGTCTTTTTGTTTCCAATTTCCACCCCATACTATATTATATTTATCAATAAGACCTTTACTTTTAGCGACATCATAAATAGCTTTATAATATTCATAATCCCATCTAGCAACTGTCTTTTCTTTTTCTTCTCCAGTTTTCTTATCAGTGTATTTTTCTTTTTCCAAGACAGCTATATCAACAGCATATCCATAACCATCAACTTTTACTTGATGTTTTGATTTTAATTTATATCCATCGCACCAACTAACTTTTGGTTGTTTATTACCATTGTTATCAACTAAAATTGTTCTTCCTTTTTGATATTCATGATTCTGCTCTGCTGCAGTTCTAACTCCACAAGTTATTTTAAAATCATATGGAGATTCTTTTATAAGTTCTTTTATAAAATTTACTACATTTGGATGAACTCCATTCATTTTTTCTAGACTCGTATTTGATAAACTAAACATATAACCTCCTTAAATATAAAATCTTTAAAAAATATATTTTAAATTATTTTTTATAAAAAATGACCTTATAATATCAATTTTAAAGGGTTTTATTAAAGGTAGCTATATAAAACTACCTTTAATAATAAAAATTCTTTAAATTAGCCTTTTGCCAGTGCATTATGTATTTCTTTTCTTTTTTTCTCAAATTCATCTTTTGAGAGGTCTTTTGGATTAACTTTTGTCTTGAAGTAATTTTCAGTATCATAAACAGATTGAATAAATGTACTTCCAAAAAACATTAATTGAATGAAATCCATTAGGTCCATTTCTTTTCCAAAATCATCTTCAAAGTACCAAGTCTTTTTAATTTCTTTTCCCATAAAGGTTTTAACTAAGAATAACAATAAAGCTGACATAGCTATCCAGATGATGTCTTTATCTCTGCATTTCTGTCTGTGTTCTTTTCCATCAACCTTATAATCAAAACCATACTCCAAAGATGTATTCTTAAAATCATCTATAACATTAAAATAATCTTTTTTTTGTGCTTCTGTATCTAATATCCACAAGTGCTTTTCTTTATCCCAATTTAAGTACTTATCGTTTTCTTGTGGTTTTGGTACTTTTATAAGCTTTTTGTTTTCTATAAATTCACCAACCTCAAGAGTTATCTCAATATCATTTGCAACTTTTTCATCTCTTGTCATTTCTCTTATTGTGTTATTATCAAAAATTGGATAGTTGAATGGTGTATCTCTTTCAATTATCGTTGAATTGTCTTTTTGAATGTTAGGATAATATTTAAAAATAGCATCCCAACCTCCATATAATTTAACTTCATCAGATGTTAAGTTTACATCAAATAATAATTTTGGCAATTTTTCTTTTGAATATATATAATACATAATTTACTCCTTTCAAAAAAATTTAGTATTTTAGGTTATCTGTTCCATCACAGATAGATTTTTAAAATGTGTATAGATTGGAAAATTTAGTCAAAGTTGAAGTAATTCAAATGACAAATGTACTAGATTATATCCCAGGTGCAAATATAACAGAATGGTATGCTCCATTACCTTCTCATATAGATGTAAATAAAGTTATATCTGTAACTAATATAAATCAAGGGAATTGGGGAGAATACTGTAACTTAGATATTAAAGCAAAAACATTAAGAGTTGGAGCTTTAGGAAATGGAAAAACATATCCTCTTAACCAGTTACAAGTAATTGTGGCTTATTTAGCTTAAAATTAATTTTTAACTGGATAGGTTATAGTAAAATAATAAGCCCCAGCATTATCATCTGCTTCAGATTTTATTAAGTTTCCATTACTATATAAGAAAAATGTATTGGATTTAGTACTATTTCTATAAGAAGCACTAAAATATAGAGTTTTATCTGGTCTATATTTTTCAGGTAATGTAAAAATTGGGACACCGTGTTTATTAAAAAAAGCTGTTCCACTGTCAACAATAAGAGTTACCATACCTGCAATTTTATACACTCTTATATCTGTTGCATTAGTTATAGATAATTTTTCACTTTCTAATCTTGAGAAATTTTCCAATTTATTAAAATTTTCTAATATAGACATATCTATAAAATTCCCATTTGGCATTGGAGCAGGGCCACCAACTTTACATTTATAATATTTCTTTGTAAGTTCAGAATAATAGACATTTCCAACTACTGCATTTGCAATAGGAAAATCTCCATCATGTTTTCCAACTGCTGATACAAGCCTATCATTTAAGCCTTTTGAATTCTTTTCTGTATCTCCTTTTAATTTAAGGATATAATCCTCTATTTTATCCCATAGTTCATTCCAAAAATCTCTAAATTTTCCCTTGTGATTTGCTTTCCAAACTGGCAATTTTAATTCTTTTGTAACCTTTTCTATTTCTTCTCTACCTTGTGGGTCATTAATCCAATCAGCCATTTTTACCTCCTTGAAATTTTAATCTTTTCAATTTCTTCTAAATTCATTTGTTCTAGTTCTGATAAACTGTACATTTCAATATAATACTCGTCTCTAGCTAGTGTAATCTTTTCTATTTCTTCTAATGTCATTTCATGCAGTTCTGATATTAAGTAATCCTCTACATAAATTCCATTGATAATTTCTAAGCCTACACCTGCACCCTTTATTTTTTTTACTAAGCTAAAGACTTCTTTTTTATCCAACTTTTCAGGGATAGAAATAAGTATTTTCCCTGATAATTCTATAATTCTAAACTCTGTTTGATTTAATTTAAAATACTCGGATAATATCCTAATTATTTCTTGTGGGCTTCCTAAAAATTGTAATAATGCTATTTCAAACTTCAATAGTTTTCTGTACTCTATATCATTAAGTCCATTTCTTTGAATCTTAAAATTACCACCTAAAACATCCAATAAATAGCCTTCTGATTTATCTATATCATTGAAATTAGAAATTAAATTATAAATATTTCTTATTCTTAAATGCTTAGTTTCGGATATTTCAAACATTTTTTTTGAATACACTGTATCGTGATAAATATGTGGAACTCTACTAAGTATCATAAATTCACCTCGATAGTTATATCATCTGCATTAGCAACAGCAACCTCTTTATTAGATAACTTATAATCTTGCTCTCTTTCGTTGTACTTCACATCTCCTAACTTAATCTTTAAAGTTTTAATTCCACTTACATTTTTATAAATTTCTCCAATTATTTTATATAAGTAAATAGTGCTGTTTGGCTCAACTTCATCAATATATTTTAAGTAAATATCTTTTATAGTTTTCTTGAATTCATCTTTCCAAACTTCTTTTATACCTTGTATTTCAACTTTTAAGAATACAGTTTTTTCTGTTGGTCTAGTAAAGCCTACACTAATTTCATTAAAATTCTTTGTAATATCTCCAACTGTTCTAATACCTGCAATCTTATATTCATATAAAGCTTTTAAGATATTATCATTAGTATCTCCGTAGCAGATACATTCGTAACTATGTGCCAATCTCCCATCACTATCAAAAGTATCTGTATCATTTTCTATAACTTGGCATTTCTTAACATTAGTATTCTGCAAGATATAGTTTTTAATACCCTCAGTTGTAAATGAACTTTTTCTATCTAGCCTTTTTAGATATCTTTCTCTTAACTCTGTGTCTGTCTCTAAGTCTTTTCCTCCAAGAGTATTTAATTTATTGTTAATAGATATAACACCAGTTAAAATCTCTGTTTGTTCTGTTATTGCTCCTGCACTTACATTTCCATCTGTTCCACCATCTAAGGCTATTACTTCAATGTCTGTTTCTCTTGCTACTGTTGTAATTGTAGATGTATTCAATGTCACAAACTTAACGCCAGATTTAGTTTCTACACCCCAAGCTTGTGGGATTTGTGTTCCTATCTCGGCAGTAACTGTAATTTTGCCAACTGCCTTCTTTTCTTTTTCCCAAGTCATACCTAAATGGCTTGTTATAGCATTCAAATTGCTTCCAGTAGCTGTGTAAACTGATAATTGATTAAATGAAGATAATGCTTGTAAATAACTATCATACTCTTCAGCACTATCAAACCTTAACCAAGCAATTATTATATTACTATCTGTTTCTCTTAAGTCAGGCTTTACACTTTTAAAGTCATTTAATTTTCTTGTATAAATTTCATCTATTGTAGGTACTATAAAACCTTTATCTGTTATCAAATTGTGTACACCTCCCCATTAATTCTGATATTAGCAATCAATAAATTATCTTCAAATTCAATGCTTTCAATTTTTTCAACTCCATCATATTTATTTATAACCTTACTAACTTCTTGAATTATCCTATTTTTATTATCTTTTAGTTGTAAAATACCTGTATTAGTATCATTCAAATATGGAGTACCCCAAGCTATATTTAATGCGAATTGTCCTTTGTTTTGCTCTAATTCAACCCTTATAGCTTGTATTAAGTCTTCTGCATTACTAACTATTTCACAAACTCCTTTATCATCAAATATTAACTCACAATTTTTATCTAATTTTGGACTTGTCATTTACACCTCCTAATTAGCTTTACTTGTAGATGTTGGACTTTGGTCACCAGGTCTATAAGTATGTGTATGTCCTTTAAGGCTCTTGCCTGCTCCTTGTACATCTTCTGTTGCTGTAACTCCACCAGTTATTGATACATTTCCTGTTTGTGAAGTGTTTCCAATTTGTGTTGTATTTCCATTTATAGTTAAATTACCATTTAAAGTAACATTACTTGTGATAGTTGTTTCATTACTTCCAGCAAGTATTGTTATATCTCCATTACCTTTAATTTCTATTCTAGTTCCTGCACCTTGTAAAATTATATCTTCTGAATTATTTTCAAAACCTTTTTCACAACTTCCAATTATGTAAGGCTCATTTAAACTAAATCTTTCAAGGCTTGTTTCATCAGATAAAGCAGTTTCAGAAAAACCAACCCATACTATATCTCCAACTTTACGAGGTATTTGAAAACTCCAACCACCAAATTTAAGAAAATCTAATCTAACATCTATAAGGGGAGGATAATTTATAAGTTGTTTGCATAATTCCCTTTTTGCCAATGGTTGAACTGTGCAAGTTCCAGCACTATAATTAATAGATGTAATTTTACAAGCTAGACTTGTATGTAATTCGTTTAAACTATCATCTATCATATGTTTAATTGCTTCTATCATTAAACCACCTCTACACTTGCTGATACTGTAAAAGTTTCAAGCCCACTAGCTACAAAATTACATTCTTTAACTACAACTTGCCCTTTAAATAAAGTGCTTTCTATTTCTAGCAACTGCCCAATTTTAATCAATGGAATTAATAAACATTCAATATCAAATTTAGGTTTACTAGATTTTTCTTTAGTATTAGATTTTTTAGATTTCTTACTTTCTTTTTCCTTAATTTGAGCCTTATCCATTTTTTTATCTATTCTGATTAAGCCTTGTTCTGCTCCTAAATGTAATACAGTAGAATAGGCTTTATTAGGCAATTTAAACTCTATTGTTGTATTTGTAAATCTGCAAATAGTCCCTGTATCCCTTGCTAAAATTGGAATAACATTTGATAATCTTCCACTAAATACCTTGCCATTTGGATATACTGTATCTTTTCCCAGTTCTTTTATATCCATAGTAAAATTACACATTGTTTCAATCTGTTTTATAACTTCACTGGCTTTTATTCCGGCTTTGAATTGTCTATTTATAATAGTGTTTGTATAAGCTCTATTATTTGGAGTAGCTTCAATAGTAGTTATAAAATCATTTTCATCTCTACTTGTGCTAATACTTTCAACTATGCCATTAAATATAACTCCGTGTAATTCTCTATATCCTGCATCAATAGATACATCTTGATTAAGTTTTAATTTTTGCCTTGTTGTTTCTGATAAATTATATAGTTTTATTGTTGCTATATCGCTATTATTATCATCAGTACACTTAACATCAAAATCAATGTCTAGTTGCTCATAATCAAATAATGTTTCTCCAATAGTTATTAATCTAACTTGTTTCCATAACTTCGCCATCATCATCACCTATCAAGAAAAATTTATAATCTTTATTAAGATTTTGAGGAGTAACCTTATCTTTTTCTTCTGCAAATTCATTAATTTTTATACATCTTAATTGAAGATTATTTTTATTCCTTACTAAACTTAAAAAATCAATATTAGGAACTAGCTTGTTAAAACCTGTTATCCTTTGATTTAAGCTATCTAAAATTGAAAGATATATAAAACTATCATAAGTATTATAAATTAGCTCTAAATTGATATTATTAGGCAATTCAGCTATTATTCCTCTTTCTTCAATTCCTGTTACATCTATTTCTATTGCTTTCATTTTTTCTCCTAACCTGCTAAAGTTTTAGAAAAACTTTTATCTCTTTCTTTTGTTCTATTAGTTCCACTTGTAACATTATTAACTTTGCTTTTTTCTGCACTTGTTGGAGTGCTAACCTTGGCCGTTGTTCTTTTCTTTTTCCCACCACTTGTCTTAGCTTTCTTATTATCTGTTTTTACATCACTTTCTTTTATCTCTCCAACTTGAATTTGCCTTAATGTTATATAGTAAGTAAAGCCAAACTTTTGCTTCTCAGTTTCTGTTTCTTCTATATTTTCAATAATCATATGTTCATAAGTATCACGATTAGAAAAAACAAACTGCACTTCTTCTCCTAACTCTTGCAACTTCATCAGTTTATCTCTATTTAGCATATAATCTTTGCTATTATCTACAACAGTTATATTTATAATCATTGGCTCTTTTCTAACTGAATCACTTATATTAAAGCCATTCTCAACTCTTTTTGTTGGTAAAGTCATTGGTAAACTTCTTGTCTTTTCTGATATAACTTCAAGTGGTATGTCTTGGATATAGCTTTGATTTGAATTTTCTAATAGACTTAAAGCCATATCAACTGCTTGTTTAAAAAAACTCATAATCTCCTCCTATATTCCATAATTCATTCCAATTTGTGCTCTTATTTTTTGTTCCTCTTGCTCCTTATAATTTCTCATTTGTGTATCAAACATATTCTTAATTTTAGCCCCATCAGTAGCCTCATTAATTACAAAATTTGGATTATATTTTTGATTATTATTTATTGTTACATTAGGTTTTGATACTTTCTTAGTATTATCTATAACTTTAGCATCAAGAGTTTTAGTTTGTAATATTTTATTAAAATCAAAATCAGATATATTTGCTGAATAAATAGGTTGATATAAAAAATCTTTTTGAGCTTGCTCACTGAATTGAGTTTTTTTTCTAAAATCTTCAACTTTTACTTGCCTTTTAATTTCTTTTGTAGCTTCTTCAAGTAAATAATCATCGTGCATTTTGCTAGTTTCATTCATATGTTGCCCTGCACCATATACCTTGTTCCAGCCACCTTTAATATTTCCAAATGAACTATCCCAATTCATATTATCAAAATCTCCAGTTAATGCTTTATATGTGTTTTTTCCTAAATCTATTACTGCTCCTCCTGTTGCTCCCCATAGCATTTGTAATAGTCCTGCCCCACCTTTTAGAACATCTAATAAATCAGTTAAAACTTTAGTTGTAAGTGTTATTTTTTCTATTCCACTGTCTGCTCCTTCAGTCCATAACTTCCAAAAGTCTGATACACCTTTTCTTAAATCTGCAAATCTATAATCAGTTCCAGTAAATTTTAATAGTGCATTAATTCCATCTTCTGTAAAACTTTCTTTACCTTGAAAAGCGGCAAATACATCTTCAATAGCTAAACCTAATGTAACAAGTGGAAATTTAGTAGCAAGTGCTAAACCACCTATAATTTTAAAAGCATTCTTAGCCCCATTAGGTAAAGCATTAAAACCTCTTTTTATATCTCTAAAAACTCCTAAAAATGTGTCTACAAAACTTCCACCAGCCTTAAATACCTTAGTGATTATGTCTTGAATACCCTCAGCATTATCTGCTATAAATTCCCAGAACTTTGCTCTTGTATCTCTTATAGACATTCCCCAAACTTCATATAAATCACCTATTCTATTTTTAGCAGATGTTATTTTTCCTTCAGGAGTTTTTAACATCTCTTTGTTTTGTTCCCCTATACTTCTTCTTACTGCTTCTGTAAGTAGAGCAACTTTTTGTTCTTCTGTTCCTACTTTTAATAACTGTTCTTCTCTTTCACTTAAAATAATTCCATTTCTTTTTAAAATCATTGATTGCCCATTCATAGCCTTAGCAAAAATATTAGCAATACCTTCCATATCTTGACCAGTGCCGTTTAAACCTTTTTGTTTAACAAGTAAATCTTGCATAGTTGGTAATAACTGTTTAATGCTATTCTCTTGTAATCTATATGTTGCTAATTGCTGTGCCCCTGCAATAGTTACTTCATCTCCTACAACTCCCAAACCTTGTAAACTTGAAGTTAAATCTACAATAGATTTTATTTGCTCATCTCTAAAATTTTGAGCTCTTAAAGTGTTATATAATTTAGCTTCTTGTTCAATTTGATAGTTACTAGCTTCAACAGCTTTATTATATTGCCCTACAAGAGCACTTATTGAAAAATATCCAATAGCTAATTTTCCTAATGTACTACCTGTTACTTCATTAAATCTTTGGCTTAAACTCATAGATTGTTTTAAATTAGCTTTAAATTGTTGAAAGCCTTGTGAATTTAAAAAAGTATTTATATTAAATTTTAATGCTCCAACTATACTCATTATTGCACCTCATTCATCTTTGAAATTCTATCTAAATATTCTTCTAGTTTCTTAACTGAATAATTTTCTGCTCTTTCAAAATCTTTTATAAAATATCCATATACAGTTATCATATTTTCAATACTTTCTGCATTATAATTCAAGTTACATTCCACGAAATGTATTCATAATAAAACCACAGAAAGCTATATTTTTCACTTGCTCCCAAACTGATAGTCCTATTTCTTCTATTTCTTTATATTTGTAATTATCTATATTTTCATTTAAAAGTTTTAAAAACTTTTCTCCTGTAAATACAACACTGTCAATTCCTGCTAAAAATAGTTGCTCCATTGTGTAAATTCCATTTTCATCAAGTTTTAATTCTAAATCATTATGCTTTATAACTTCTGGAACTTCTATAATATCCTCTAATTTTGGATTAACTCCACTAGGGTATTTTAAAATCTCTTTTGTATAATCAACTATTCTTGTTCTGCCTATTCTTTTTTCTAAGTTAAGAACATAGCTAGCAGGTTGCTCCATTACAGTTACATCAAAATTATTTACATTAATTACTTTCTTTTCCATTTATTACCTCCAAAAATAGAGTAGTAAAAACTACTCTATTAAGCTAATTTTAAATTTATACATTGTACTTCCCATTCAAATGCTTTTGCATCTGTTCCTATTTCTAAATTAGGTATTTTCTTAAAAAAACCTTTTGCTGAAAAAGCTCCCATTGTTCCATCTAATCCTTTATTTATAAATGTAACTGGGAAAGTTCCTTTTTCTCCCTCTGTTAATGCAAGTTGTTTAAAAGTTAAGTTCAATGGTGAGTTTTGTAATATTTTAAATTTAATAACTGCGTCATAATCATTGTGTTGATTAACGCTTCTAGCACCATCAACTCCCTTGGTTAAGCTTTTAAAATCTCCATCATACTCTATTGTAATTTTAGTATCATCGGCATAGTCATCAACTCTTGTTTTGCCGATTACTAATTCATAATTTTTACTGTCATAATTATATATATTAGCCATTTATAGCACCTCCTAAACTTCAAAGAATAAATCAGCTGATAATTCTCTAATACCATAAGCATAGTAAACTGTGATTTTTACACCTGTTAATTTACCATTTAAAATATCATTCTTTGGTATTTCTTCAAGTGGTACTATATCAACTACTGTCTTATCCTCAACTAAAGCTTTCATTCTTTCAAACTGTTTACATCTAGTTAAAATAACTGCTTTCAATGGGTCTACATCTGCAAATGTAGGTTTTGGAGTAGCTTTTAAATATAATGTAATATCTTCTTCAAGTCTAAATTGTAAAGCTTTAACACAATGGATAAAATCAATTGGGTCACCTGTTACAGTTACTCCATTAGCTAGACCTAATTGTCCTTTCATTCTTGCTACATAGTTAGCCTTGTTTTTGTCTAAAACTCCTTGTTCTGCTCCAATTAGTCCACTTTCAACTGCTCCATTTATAAGTTTATTTGCTATTAAAACACTTCCCGGAAATTGTGGTATTGTGTAACCTGCAACTGCTCCAGCTGTAAGTTCTTCATTTTTATTGAAAAATAAAGCTGTTGTGTCCTCTGCTACTGCTTTTATCTTAGATTCAGAATTCATAATATCTTCATCTTTTTTAACTTGAGCAAATAACATTTTTTGTCTTGCTCCAATTTCTTTAGATATTAAAGCTATTTTCTCTAAATCTGTTTCATCAGTCACAGTACCAAACCAATCATTTTTTACACTGTCAAATAAATCTTTATAATTATTTCCAGTTACTGCCTTACCAAATACTAATACTTGTTTTGCTCCACCATTAAAAACAGCTTGTAATATCTTATAAACATCATCACCTGCTGCAACTCCTGTTACATCTTTAATACTTGTGATTAATTGCTCTGTTATAGCTTTCTTGGTACTAAATACACCAATTACATTTACTGTTGCTTGGTCAACTGGGCTTGGCTTGTGTGTATTTAAAAATACTATTTTCTTTTCAGCACCTAATATTATTCCCATTAATTGCCTCCTTTTATTTCAAAATCTACATCTTTTATAATTTCTATTTCTGTTCTTAGTTCCTTAGAAGTTCTTACAGTTACATCAAATACATATCTTTCAAGTAAATCACTAGCTGAATAATCTGTAATATCTTTTAACTCTCCAACTTCCTCAATAACTAAGTTCAGTCCATTTAATTTAATCCACCAATTGACAGCTTCTATATTTGTAAAATAATCTCTAATTACTGCTACATCTATAAAGCTATCTTTTTTGCTTAAAGTAAAAGAAAAACTGATTATATGCTTGTTTATATTTGTTTGTTTAAAAACTCCGTATTTTTGAGTATCTTCTCTATCATTTGTATATCTATGTATAACATTATTAGAAATAGTCCTTGCTATAACTCTTGGTAATTTCAGTTGCCCATTTACTTTTGAAAGATGTTCAAATGGAATAACTTGAAACTTGTTATTTAATTCATTTATTTTCTCAAGTAATAATATTTCTAATTCTAGATTATTCATCTTTCATCAACTCCAACACAAACTCATTAAAATCAGCATACATTCTAGGTAGTATTTCAACTACTCTGTAATTTAACTGTTCAACTGTTATCATATCTCCTAGCTTTAATCCATAGCTTTTTAAGATTTTTCCATTCAATTGATTTAAAACTTTTATCCCAGCATTGACATCAGGAGTTGCTACTTTTAGAGTTTTCTTATAAATAACCATATCCCAATGATAAACTTCTTCTGCTCCATCTGGGTTATGCATATCATATTCAGATTTTCTAGTTACTTGATATTTTCTTAACTCACTTTTAGCAAATTGCGATAATTTGAATTTCATATTAAATCTCCTTAACTATATACTCTAAACTATTAACCATTGTCCTAGTGTCAATTAAAGGTTTTGTCCCACTTCCTTTTCTTTCTTTTGCTTTTATTGTACTTTCTGCAAGGTCTGCCCAACTTCCTTGTTCTATACTTTTCTTTATGTATTGAACTATTTGTTTGCCTATATCTTCAAAACATTGTCTAGCTTGCATTTTACCTTGTGCAACTTGATTAGCATTAAATATAAACCTATTCATAATTCTTTGCATATTAGCATCTATTGCTGTTCTCCAAAATGGTCTTGCAGGATAATGAACATTAAAACCTTCACTCCCATACTCCAGCCACATTGCTATCAACTCAACTTTTTGCCCATTAGCTTCTACATTATCTTCATTGAACTGTACAACTAACTTCCATTGTGCTAACAAATTTAATTGTTTTTCTATATCTGCAAACTTCTTTAAACTACTTGTAGAGAATTGAACTTTAACTCCAATCATATGTCTTCCTTACATATTTATAAAGAATAGATTTAGCTTGTGAACTTGCAAATATAGTTGCTCCTATCTGATTATTTTTGTTACTGTTATAACTTATAGACATATCCCCTATTGATTTACTAGCAATTCCTTTTTCAATATCACTTGTCAACTCATTGTCAACATCTAAAGCTATTGAATAAGCTTCAAGTATTTGAGCCTTTTTAATCTCACTAGGGACATCTTTTTCATTGATTCTAGGAAATATTAATTCTTGTGTTTCATTTCTTCCGCTATCTCTTATCATTAAGCTTTCAATTTTATCTAATGCTTTATATAAGCCTTTTGATAATTCTTGTTCAGATACTTCCTCATACCTATTTTTTATAAATTCTTTTGCTTCATCTAAACTAACATAACCTATCACTTCATAACCTCCTTAAAAGCAAGGGGAGAGCTTTTAACTCTCCATTATGCTTGTGATACTTCTAATTCACATAGTAATTTTGTTTTTCCAGTTTCTGTTTCAATAACATCACATCCGAATAGTTGTAGCCCTTTTACATACTCTCCAAATGATTTTTCAAATTCTCCAGCTTTCATTTCATTTAATTGCATTGCAAGAGTTAAACCTTTGCTTACTCCTGCCATACAGTGATATTTTTTACCAGTTAATTGAACATTGTTAGATTTATAAATTGTAAATCCTCCCCAATTTCCAACAAAGTAACTTTGATTTATGCCAAGTGTGTTTTCTCCTGTTGAAACAGTTGGAGTTTCTTTAATTAATTGCCCATAAACTTCTGGTGATACAACTAACCATCTATTAGCAGTAGGTACATTGTCTTTATCCATTTGCACTGCTAAATTTATAATTAAATCTGTAATTTTATTTGTTCCTATAACTCCTGCAACTTTGTTCTTACATTTTGTGTATAATTTAGCAAGTTCTGTATCAACAACATCTGCCATTTCATAAATAGCTTGTTCTGTTAATCCTTCCATAACTCCTGGTATAGCTTGAGCCTTATCAACATCATCCATTTTTAAAGCAAAATATTTAGCTTTATCAATAGTAATTGTTTGATATGCTCCAGTGTCTTCTTGGAATGTTATATCAGCTCCTGTATAATCTCCAACAGTTACTGACCCAATACTTGGCACTCTTACAGAGCTACCCATATTTTCTATTTTCCCTTCATAATTTCTGTTTGCTAATGCTCCAAAAACTAATTGCTTATTTAAGTTTCTGTTTGTTAATTCTGCCCATACTTCTGGTTTAAAAGTTTGATATGACATATTTATAGCCTCCTATTCTTCTCTTAATATTTCTTTTAATTGCTCATCTGTTAATTTTGATTTTTCTACATCTGACATCTTGATAAAGTCTTCATATTTAACTTTTGAATTACCTTGATTACTTGGTAATGGTGGTGGTGTAGTACTTCCTTTCTCATTAAATAAATCTGGATAAGTTGTTTTAAAGTTAGCAACTTGCTCATCAAAACCTGTTATTTTACCATCTTTAATATCTAACTTAGAGAAGTCTACTGCATTTACAAGCATTGAACTATATTTAGGTGCTATTGCTCCTAATCCAAAACTTACTGCTGTTTTAATGGCTTCCTTTTTATAATCATCAAAACTATTTTTAAATACTATTTCTTTTCCTAAATCATCAGAAGTTACCTTATCTCCTAATTTTGATTTTAAGAATTTAATAGCACTTTCATTATAAATTTTGTCTGATAAGCTTTGATTTTTACTTATAAAGTTAGTTACTGCCTCTGCTGTGATTGGCTTGTCTACTTCCTTTACTGTTTCAATTATAAATTTATTATCAGTTAGCCATTTTTTACCCTCATTACTTCCTAGCATTTTCTTTTCTTCATCTGTTAATATTAAAACTCCGTCTTTTAATTCCATTTTTTCTCCTCTCATGCAATTTCTCACACAAAATTAATTTAATCTAATAGGTTCGGCCCAACACCTACAATTAAAGTCTTCTCCTGGCAATTCATCATTGATACTAAATACTAAGCCCTCTCGTTCAGCATGCGACTCTCTTACTCTGTCATCTTTCATAGTATGCCAAACAAAATGTTCAATACCATTTTCAATCATCAAGTCTTTACATTCTTGAGCGTATAAATTCCCTGTTTCATTTCTTGCAAGGTTCTCATTTCTGTTATTGAGCCAAGTTTTGAGTTTATCAATATCATTATTTGTATATGTTCCATTTTCTATACTCTTAACGATGTCTTTAATCTCTTGACTGGCCCTATTATTTGCTATATCTTGCTTCAAAGCATTTAATGTAGACTTTGGGACTTCTCCATTTTTTAATACATCTAAATTTCTATTATAATTTTTGATTGTATCTACTATTCTTTGTTGCCTTATATCCATTAATTTATCTGCTGTTACTGTTGTATTATTAAATAAATCATAATTCTTTTTTATCCAGTATTTAGCACCAGTTAGATCCGTTCTCTTTAGTTCTTCATCTGTTAGAGTTCTCCAACTTTCAAAAGTAGATAAATTGACTTCAATAGCAACCTTTGTTAATTCCTTTATAATGTTTCTTTTCTCATCATCTGTTAATTCAAAGAGTGGTAGTTGTCCATTGTTTATAGCTTTTTTTGCTCTACCTACTCTCTTTTTTGTGTAAAATTCAAATATAAGTCTTAATTTATTCTCTTGTGCTAGTGGGAACATATACTATTCCTCCTTAACTTCTAGCCCTAAATCTTTCATAATCTCGCTTGATAGTTCTTCTAATTTAACTTGTAACTGTTCTTCTCTAGTAATACTAGCTAATGTATTCATTATGTTAATTAGCTTTTCTTGATACATTACATTAGCTTTAATCTTAGCTATTTCTTCATCTGTATCTTTTCCTAATACTCCTAGAAATTTAATTGCGGTTTCTAAACTCATTAAATTATTTTGAATTCCTTGTACTACTATCGCCATTTTTTCAGTTAATGATAAACTCAAAATGTCTTGTGCTTCTATTTGTAAATCTATTTCTTGCCCTTTTAGTTTCTTATATCCCCACAGAATTATATTTTTAATTCCAGTGATACATTTACTTCTTTTGCTTTCTACTGTTGCAATAGTACGCTCCAAACTTCTTCTTTTAGCTTCTCCACTTGATATACTTCCTCCTAAATCAATTCCAAAAGCTAAATCATTTACTCCTAATTGTTTATAAGCATCATTTTGCAAATTCTCTCTTTGTAACTTCCATTCTTGTGTCTTAGTTTCAAGCTGCACTTGTTTAACTTCTTTATCATCTTTATTTACAACTACTACTCTGCCATCTAGCCTTACAGTGCTACGACCATTTGTATCTATTTCAATTACACTGTCTGGCACTTGTAATAATGGATTAGCAACCTTTTGAAATGCTTGTGATGTTAAAGTATCTCCAATTACTAACTCTCTAACATTACCAACTAAATCATCATTATAATCACTTGTACCAAATATATTTTCAATTTCAACTACTGCCCAACCTTGAGCTTGATTATCCTTATAACCTAAACCATCTGCAATCATTCCATTTTTTGTTAAGTCAAAAGGATAAGGTGTTTCGCTTATAGAATTATCGTTTATTTTGTAAGCTCTATATTCAATGCTATCTAACTCATAGATTTCACATATAAGAGTATTTTTATTTTTATCATCTGCTGATAAGTTATAAATTACATATCCATCTATAAGTTTTGGATTATATTCATTTCTAATTGGGAAATAGTCTTTTGGTGTTACTGGATAAAAACTAAATTTTTCTAACTCTGTAACTCCTTTTAAAAGCAATTTCCCTGCCCAAGATTGAATTACCATAGTTTTGCCTAGCAAATCATCTAGGTCAAAATCTTTTATAAGTTCAAAATCTTTCTGATTAGTTACTAACTTCTTGCTTGTTGCATATTCTGCATAAAGTCTAGTTGTTGCTTGTAATATTCCATTGCCTACAACTAAATCTTTAAGACTACAACCTTGACTAACACTTGTTAAGCCATTATTGTTAATGTTGTAAGATTTCATATAACCTTGTTTATCTACTATTCCCATATATTCAAGATTTACTCTTGCTTTTACATCTGCAAAAAATACATCTGCACTTTTGCCATTTGATAGCTTCCTATATTTTTCACAATTTCTGTGAATATCAGTTTGAATATACTCGTTATATGCTTTTAATATCCTTGATTTCTCCATTTTTAAACTCCTAGTGGTTTTCTTATTTCTCCATTCTTAAATGTAGTAGCCTTATACTTTTCTAGTCCATATCTCATAGCGTCCACAGTGTGTGGGTCTAATGTAAATTTATCTTCTAAGTAATTCCCGTTCTTATCTTTTTCGTGGCATAGTTCAGTAAGTTCTCTATATGTGTTTATGCACTTATCAGAAACTATAATCTTGTAAAAGCTTTTTAATTTCTGTAATCCATCTAATACACTTCCTGCACCTTTTTCACAGTTGATTATTTTGAATCCTGCTCTCCTAATTTCTTCAGTTGTTTCTGGTCTTGCATTATCAGCTATAATCTCTCTGTGCTTTTGCTTTATATAACGCATAGCACCTATTAATTCGCTTGTAATTAAGTTCTTGTTATATAATTCATCATAAACATATAGAATGTTATTTTCTCTATCTATAGCCATTCTAACAAGTGCATTATAAGAAATACTAAAACCATAATCTAAGCCATCGTATAGATTCCCTAAACCATACTTACTAAGTTCTTTAACTATTTCTTGTACTTCTGTATCAGTATCTTTTTGAATATTGTTAAATACTCTTTCTCCAACTATTCCAAATCTTCCTTGATATGCTATTCTGTATCTTTCAATATCATAAGTTTCAAAGTTCTTTAATTGCTTTATATATTCATCAGTAACAAAAGCATTATCCTCAACAACTGAATGATGGTAGTATGTATCATCTGTTGTTATGATCCTATTTTGATAAAGTTCTTCTTCATCTATTCCTGCTTTTTTTATAAATCTTTCATAAGTCCAATTATTCACACTAACAGGGTTATTAGTTAAGAATATATGTAAGTCTTTACCTAATGCTCTCAATCTTCCATTTAACTCATTAAAAGCGTTGTAACTTACTTCTGAACATTCTTCAATCCATATCATATCTACATTATCGATTGACTTTAGTTTCTCAGAATCATCTAATCCCATAAATATAAACTCGCTCCCATTTCTACATCTAATGTGTAGAGGGTTAAGTGTATAACTAAAGAAACTATTTAAGTTATAGTTACTGATAATTCCTTTTAGCAAAGAAAAGCAACTTTCTTTTATCGTTCTGTAAACACTTCTTACAACTAATATCCTTCTTTTTTCTTGTATAGCCTTTAACACTAACTTTAAAGCCGTATGATATGATTTACTACTTCCATATCCTCCAACAATGTAATAGAATCTTTTATCCCAATTATTTAAGTAATCTATAAAATGCTCATTAGCTTGTATATTAATTTCCATTTCTTTTAACTCCATTAATAGTTATAGATACATTGTTATCTTCTATGTCTATGTCTTGCTTATCTTTCCATTTACTTGATTTTCTATTCTTTAGCCAAAAAATTTGTGCTGCAACATCTCCTGGCATTTCTTTTATTACTTCTTTTACATATGTTGATTTCTTGCCGTCTATCTCTTTTACTTCTTTTATAACTTCTTTATACTTATATCCTATTGCTCTTTTAAATAAAGCATTTTCTACTTCTATGTCTGCTACTTCTTTGCCTTTTTTTAAAGAGTCAAAAAAGTCCGAATATTTTTCTTTATATCTATAAAAAGTATCTCTGCTAATACCTAAATTCTTGAATATCTGTTCATCTGTTAATCCATCTCTTTTCCAAGCTTCTATCTCTACAAGTCTTGGTTTAACATCTGTTTCATATTTACTCTTAGCAATTGTTATCACCTCTTAAATAACAGCCAGTTTTATAAATAGTTTTTGTTTTGCTTCCTCTGGTCTTTATTCCTCTTAGTTCCATACACATATGTCTAGCTTCAACTTCAACATATACTCCTGCACAATCTAAATTATTTTGTATCGCTTCTGCTATTTCTTTTGTCATCTTCTCTTGTATTTGTAATCTTTTTGCAAATGCTTCTACTACTCTTGGTATTTTAGATAGTCCGACAACTTTTCCATTTTTAGGAGTATATTTAACTTTTACAGTACCAATAAATGGCAGCATATGATGTTCACATAAAGAATTAAAATGAATATCTGTTATTTCTACTTCATTATTATTGTCACTTGTAAATGTCTTTGATAATATTTCGTTAACATCTACTGTATATCCAGATGTCATTTCTTTAAATGCTTTTACAACCCTTTTTGGTGTATCAATTAATCCTTCTCTTTCTGGATTCTCTCCTAATGCTATTAATAATTTAGTTATCCCTTTTTGAGCTTCTATTGTATTTTCATCAACTTGTGTAGTTGTATTGATATTTCCCATTCTCCTGCTCCTCTCTTTTCTAATTCTTGTTTTATTTCTCCTAATAATTCTAAATTTTTAAATTCTCCATCTATTTCTACTGGAGATAAAAAATGTTTTTTTGCTTTTATCTTATTTTTTATATTTATGCAAAATGTTATAAAATCCATTTTATTATCTGTATCTACAACTATTCTTACTTCATTAGCTTCTTTTAATTTAACTATATTAGCTCCATATATAAATTTAGGAGATGTAGCAATGTAATCTATATATGTATAATTAATGTTATTAGTTCCATTAGTTTCTATTGCTATCCAATATCCTTTATTTTTCAATTCTATTAATAAAGGTGTTAAATTACTTATTGTAGGCTCTCCACCAGTTATAATTACATTCTTACATTTATATTTGCTTATTTCATTTATAATTTCTTGTATTGTAAATTCTTTGTACTTATTCCATTCAGTATCACACCAAGGGCATTTTAAATTGCAATTTCCTAATCTTATGAATATAACTTGCTTCCCAAAATTGCTTCCCTCTCCTTGAATGCTTTTAAAAATTTCTACTATTCTCATTGTTATAACTCCGTATATTCAATGTAAGATGTTTCTGTTTCATATAAAGTGATTTTAATAAGCTCTATGTTTTCACTCTTTAAAATAGGCTTTAATTTATTAAAAATATATTTTGATATGTTTTCTGCTGTACTTCTATAACCTAAATCAACAAATTTTAAATTATGTTTTATTAAAACTACCTTTATATCTTTTTCAACTTCTTCATTTCCTGCACCTAAAATAAAAGCATGGTCAAACTTATTTATAATATTTTCTTCTACTATTTTTTTTAACTTAGAAAAATCTATAATCATACATTCAGAACTTAAATCAGTTTTATGTTCTCCAGTACAACTAACTATTAATTTATAAGTATGTCCATGTAAATTTTTGCATTGTCCATAATGATTTGGGAGTATATGAGCAGTATCAAATTTAAATTCTTTGTTTATTATTTGCATTTTTATAATTCCCCTTTGTATAAACTTTTTTGAAATTTAATAAATTCTTTTCCAGAAACTATTAAAATTTCTTTTGATAAATTTTTGTTTATTTTTTTTGTTTCACTAAATTTTTTATATACAATTATCTTTTTTTGTTGTCAAAAATTCCAATACTTGCATATCTAATAGATGTTTTCCAACTTGAACTATCTACAGAATAAAAATCAAACTCATTTACATTTGAGGCAGTAAATCCTAATCCGTGAACTTTACAATTTTGTAATTTTGCCATTTTTAAGAGTGTTGGAAATATTTTTTTATAATCTTTTTTCTTTATATCTTTTATTGCTATCCCACCTATACAGACATATGGATAATTTTTTATTAATTTTTTATACTCTTCAATTCCTCTTGTTAAATGAAAAACAGGGATACTTTTTTTATTTGTTTCTTTTTCAATTTTTTCCCTAATTTGTTTAACTTTTTCATAACCAATAATTTTATCTATATCTAACTCTATAAAGTTTTTAATGTTATATTTATTTATAAAATCTATATATTCAGAAATATAACTGTCTAATTTTTCTAAAAAACTTTCCTTGTTTTTGCTTCCTGAAAGCATACTAAAAGCCCCACTATCTAAAATAAAATCTTTACATTGAGTTTTTACGAAACTCATATAACTATCTAAATAATCTTTTTTACATTTTCTTAAATAAAAGAAACTTCCTAAAACAAATAAAGGTTTTGTTTCTATTAATACTTTTATATCTTGTTCTATTTCATAAGATGATAAAAATAATTTCATAGTAACTCCCCACAATGTGGACATCTTTTTTCTTTTTGCTTCTTTTCTTCATCTGATATAAATTCATCAAGGTTAATTTCTTCATTTTCTGTTAATAAATTTTCAATTTCATACTCACTAAAACCTGTTAAACTCAAATCAAAATCTTCTACTTTCAGAGCATTCAACTCATACTGTAATCTGTCTAAATCAAAATCTGTGTTCATTGTAGTTTTATTGTGAGCTATGATATATGCTCTTTCTTGAACTTCTGTAAGTCCATCTAAGACAATACAAGGTATTTCACTTAATCCTAATTTCTTAGCTGCTAATAATCTTCCATGTCCCTCTATAATTTGATTATCTGCATTTATTGCTATTGGGTCATTAAAACCAAACTCTTTTATAGAATTGGCTATTTGGTCTATTTGCCAATCTGGATGTTCCTTTGCATTGTTTTCATATTCTTTTATTTCTTCTATATTTTTATTTATAATTTTTAATTCTTTCATTTTTCCTCCATTGCAGAAAATAAAAAAATGGGATACATAAAAAGTTGCTTATATTTCTATAAACTTCTTCTTATATATCCCATCTACTTTTAAATTTTTATTAATTTTGATTGTAAGATATTTAATTATTTAATTTTTAAAAATTCTTTACACTTTTTTCTATTGATATTATTGGACTTTTTGAGTTCTACAAAAATAATTTAAAAAAAGTTTTGACATATTGTAAACAATATGATATTATATAAGTGTGAAAGGGAAATGCGACCAACACTTCCCTAATAAACTAAGAATGATTTAATCTTAGCCTAAACTACTTAGATTATATCACTTCTTAGTAAAAAAATCAATAATAGGAGTGATGAGAATGAAAAAAGTAACAAGAAAAAACATCAAAAAAATATTAGAAAACAAGAGCATAGAAATTGAAATGGTAAACGATTTAGGTTCTTACTCATTCAATTTTAAAAAACATATAATAACAGATAGTGAAAGAGAAGAACTTTTAAAAAAATTTAAAGATGATAATAAAAGATTTGGTTATGGAAAACTAACAGAAGACAAAACAGATATTTTAGAATTTAGTTTTGTTGATGAAATTTATAGAGTAATTGAGGGGTAAAAAGCCCCTCATAATTTAAGGAGGGTAAAATGGAAGAAAAGAAAAGAAAGGGTTACAAAACCCAGAAGCAACAAACAGAAGCAACAAAAAGATACTTAGAAAAAAACCCAGAAGCAAAAGCTAAAGCAAATAGGAGCAGGTTAAAAAGTACATGCCTTAGATTTATAAAAGAATTTGCAACTATTGAAGAATTAGAAGAACTTGAAGAATTATTGAAAGATAAATTAGGAGGAAATAAAATGAACTTTAACGAATTTGAAAAAGAAATAAAAATTATAGAAGAAAAAACAGGAATGGTATACAAATTTAACGAAAATACTGATATGCACACATTTACAAATAATAAAAAAATAGAATTTTATGATTACATAAATGAAGAAATAGAAGTATGTGAAACATTAGATGAAAAAATAGAATTTTATGATTACTTAGATGAAAAAGAAATGAGAAGCGATTATAGAAGAATTATAAAAGAAATGAAAGAATATTTTAAAATAAAATAAAAACACAAAAAAAGAGCAGGATTAATCTCCTGCTTTTCTAATATAGTAATACATTGAAAAATATTTAAAATAGACTATATCTAAATTTAAATTCTAATTTAGAAATACTTTATATATCAATTATATCACATTCTTAGATAAATTCAATCTTTTTCATTCTCTCCAACTTCATCAAGAATTTTTTTTATCTCCTCATTTTCATATCTTGTATTTTTGGAAAATATAACTATTCTATTATCTTTAACTTTGATTCTGTATTCCCCATCTCCTAACTCGTGTATAATTTTTGGGATATGTCTAATTCTTACTAAACTCATTGCTGCAGCTCCTCAATAATCTTTTTAACTTCTTCTAAACTCTTAACAACATAATATTTAACCCCTTGTTCTTTCATTTTTTGCTCCATTATTTTTTGTTCGGCAGATTGTCGCCCTGTTGGTGTCTTTATTTCAAGCCCTATTGTTTTCCCATTCATAAAAACTATTATATCGGGAAACCCTTTTTTCTGCCCTTTTGAAAGACTTCTAAATTTTTTTCCTACTGGGTCATAAATTGCTGTATTGTTAGTTCTTTGAAACCATAATTTATTTTGCTTTTCTAATACTGTTAAATAATCAATTATTACCCTTTGATAATCTGTTTCTTTCATTTCATCACTTCCAAATTAATGTAGCAATTGAAAGTGCTTCTATAACACTAATTGCAAGTAAACTATAAATTATTTTTTTACATTCTCTTACCTTCTTTTTTGTAGTGTTGTGTTTTAATTTTTCATTGAAATAATCGCCAGTAGCTTCATTAGCTAATTTAAATAAAAAATCTCTGTTTCTGTTTTGAGCAGTTAAGTTATTATTATCTTTTTTTAAAATTTCTATTTCTTCTTTTAAACTATCAATTTCTTTAACATAAGCCTTGTTATCTTGCTTTTTATGTCTTAAAGTTTTAATTAAGTTTAAAAGATATTCCTCACATTCCTCCTTGCTATTTAGCTTAGAAGCATTGTAAGTAACTCCTGCCTCTTTGTTAGCTTTTGTTATAAAAGTTCTGTAATAATCTCTCATTGTCATTTTTTTAGTTACCATCTGTTCCTCCTATATTTTTAATTTTCTTTTGCTTTTCCAGTTAAATTCTATATATTTACACATTTCTTTTAACCTATCATAAATCTTGTCATCTCCATTGATTTTAAGATGTTCTTTAAGTTCTCCAACTTTTAGATTAGTTGTTATTATAATCGGCTTTCCTACCCTGTATCTCTCATCAAATAATCTAAAAATCTTCTCCTCTGCCCACATCTTTCCATTTTCTCTATTGATGTACTCACTTCCTAAGTCATCAATAAATAACAGGTCCACATCTTTAATGGCAGATATAAAGCTTTCTTCCTCGTCTATGTTTTTTCTAATTCTGTTAAAATATGCTCCCAGAGAGAAACTTAGAACTGAAAAACCTTTTTCATCTAGCATATTACAAACACAATTTGCTAGGAAAGTTTTTCCTGTTCCAACTCCACCAGCAAAGATATATCCGTGTTTCTCTATATTAAAATCTTCTGCATACTTGTATAACTCTTTGTAAATTTCTCTTTCTTCTGAATTAGCTTTATCTATAACAGCATTAGAAAAAATATTACTTCTTGCATTTCTATCAGTTATAGACAAATCCTTAAATCTTTTCAATCTAGCTTGTTTTCTGTAACTTCTAACACAAGCACAATCGCGATTAAATGTATAACCTTGTGGAGTTTTATACTCTATAACATCTCCACAAACTTCACATCTTTTTATAACTATATCGCCATTTTCTAATATTTCTAGTGGCTTTTTTTCTATGAAATCAAAATCATTGTTTTTTATTTTTTCTGCTAGTTCTTTAATATTTACCATACACATATTAATCCCCCCATTTTATATCTTGTGCTGCAGCATTACTTTGAGTATTTTTATTAATCTTAGGTCCATTTATCTTTTGATTTAAGTATTTTTCAAATTTAGAGCCAAATAAAGTATCAGGACATAAATATTTCTCCATATCAGTATTTAGCCACTCGGAGCATTTTTTATCTATAACACTTTTAAAATCTTCTAGTGTATAGCCATCATTTAACCTAGCTTTTATATGTTTAGTAGTATTCTTAGAACTTGATTTATATTTAGTTCCTGCTTTTTCATTTAAGTAGTCAACAGCCTCTTTATATATATTATTATTAAGTTCTTTATTTAAGTTATTATTATTTAATTCTTTATTGTTTGAAATTTTTTCAATGCATGCATTTGAATTTTTTAAATCCTTGCTTTCAAAATTTTTAAAACCTTGCTTTTCATTTTCTTTAATGCTTGTATTTGAATTTTTTAAATCCTTTTTAAATACTAATTCCTCTATTTTTTGAAAATTAATTCTAAAATATCTCTTCATTGGCATTCCTTTATTTTCTTGTTCAAGGATACCTAATTTTGTCAATTCTTCAATAATTTTACTTTGCTTATGATTAGAAAGCCCAGTTTCTTCTTCTAAAGATGGAGCAGTTTTATAAAACCAACCATCTTCATTAGCAAGTCCATCACTAGCTTCTATTAAAGTTGTTAATAAAAACCCTGATTCTATTCCTATTGCTTTAACTATTTGTTTATTTAATACAAAATAACTACTTGACATTAATAATTGTTTTAATGTTCTATCTTCCATTTTTACCTCCTGTATATTTGGAGAGCCTTGGCAGTTCTCCTATTTATTAATTCAATTAGTAGAGCCTATATAGAGCCTGCCAAAGCGACATATAGACCCCACTAATTCAAGTAATAAATTTAGTTGGAAAATGTAAAATAATGCATTAATTATTTTAGAATATGTAAAATTTTTCTTTGATTTTTATTGATACATATAAAAAAGTTATTAGAATTTTTTTAGAATTTTATTTTACATTAAAATATTTTAAAATATTTATATCTTAAAAATATCTTTTAATACGAATAAAAAAATAAGAAGTAAAATATTTTCAAATATTTTATGCATATTTTTATTAACTTCTCCAGAAAAAATCTTAATAATTCCATTGATATATAGAAAAAATTAATATTTATCTTGAAAAGTCTAAATAAAATCTTGAAAAGTATGAATTAACACGACAAGTTTTTCTTTTAGTTTCAATGTATTTTTTATCAAAATACGAATTGATAAGAAACTGCAAAAAAGTTTTACATCATACACCTTTACCAGCTACCTAGAATTATCCACAGATTAGGTCTTGCCCTCTCTGTGTTAAGGAAAGATGTTTGATGGCTGGTTTTAGCTACACCTTACACAGATAGCCACAAGGGAGGAAACCTAACTCTCGAGGGGTTGAAAGCTAGGATAAAAATGCTTGTGACTATGTGTCTAAGGACTAGCCTTAGATTTTAAGTTGATGATTATCAACTTAATATTTAAAAAAATTTTATATAATTGATAATATTTTATATAATTCATCTAGAACTTTTTGATTTTCTTTTTTACATTCTCTGTATAGATATTGTCTACTTCTTCCATCTTTTCTAGCTAAAACAGTGAAAGAAATATTTTTATCAATCATTCTTTTTTTTAGTTCGATAAAGCTTTTCATTTTATCACCTCTAACATATTATAGTATTTAAGTTGTTAAATGTCAACTGATATTTAAAAAAAATAAAAACCACTAATTAAAGTGGTTTATTTTCTTACTTATTTGATTATATTATTGGTTAATTCATCTATTTTATCTAAAACTATTGTATAACTATTATTATCTATAAAGTCCAAATAATCCTCTAACTTTATATCAAGATTTAATTTATTCAGTGAATTTGCTAATATCTTTTTTATTTCTTTTGTTGGCTTATATTGATGAACTACAATCGTTGAAAGTCTTAAAGCCTCATAATAATTTTGATTTCTTTCTTCTGCTTTTGCCATTAATTTAAAAAATTTATCCCCATCCATAAAATTTGATATTGGATATTTTGCTAATTCATTAAATAAAATTTTTATTTCTTCAATATCATCTTCTAATGTTCTACAATCATTAACTTCCAACATTAAGTCAACTGCTTCTACTTTTTTTAATAATTTTTTTAGTTTATTTCTTATAATTTGATTTTCATTTTCTATTAATTCTAATTCATGATCTATTCTTTTTTCTTCTTTTCCTAATTGAATAAAAAATACATATAAAAAAACAGGTATTGTGATTATAAAGCTTTTAATTCCTTGAAAAATAATACCTAAAATAATAAATATTATACTTAAATAAAAAAAATTTTTATTAGCATCTTTAGGAACTTTCCCAGTAAAATTATAGTTGTCAATTGTTAATACTGAATTACTTTCATCTTGAAAATCAGAAACTATATCTTTTTTATTATTACTTAAATTTTTACTATATCTTATCCCTGTGCCAGGAATACTCGTTGTTACTCTAGTACCATTTTTACCAAAATTTAAAGTAGCTCCAGGGCCACCAACAGATGTAGAAACTCCATTTTTGCTAAAATTTAAATATAATCCTTTCATAATTTTTAATCTTTTTCTAAATGAAAATCCCATAAAATACCCCTCCTAAAATTTTTACAAAGGTTTTCTTGTTGAAACTATTTTTATAACTCTACCATTAATTTTTAAATATTCTTGTTTTTCTTCACTGATTAAAATATCATCATAATCTGTATTATCACTTTTTAAAATGACTATTCTTGTATTTTCATCTATAACTATTCTTTTTATAAAACTTTCATCATCATAAGTTACAACATATATTTTATTTTTTTGATATGCTGTATCATTAGGATCAACTAGTGCAAATTCTCCCTCTACAATAGTTGGCTCCATACTATTCCCCTCTATTTTAACAAAAAAGCAATCATTTGGAAAGTCTTCATCTAGTATTGGCATTTTATATATTTCTTGCTCTAAATTTAGATAACCATTTCCTGCACTTGCTTTTCCATATACAGGGAAATATACAATTTTTCCCATTAAATTTTTAATTTCAAAACTTTCTTTTTTTGTATGAATATCAATATCATCATCTAAGAAGCCTACCATTTTAAATAATTCTATAACGTCTAATTTTAAAGCTTTTGCTAATTTTTTTAAATAAATAGGATTAAGTTTTCTTTTTTTTCCACTCTCTATTCTTGAAAGATCTGCCTTGTCTATATCTGTTTTTATTAACATTTGATTTGTGCTATAGCCTAATTCTTCCCTTCTATTTTTTAGAAAAATTCCAATTTCTATAGCTTTTTCTTCTGATAATTCATAATCTCTTTCTTTCATAGTGAAAACTCCTTTTTTCTTATATTTTATACCTTTTGTTGACAATTGACAACAAAAATAAAAAAAATAATTAAAAAACAGTTGACAATTGACAACTGATAGTTTATAATAAATATATAGAAATTAAGAAAACAAATTTTTTTAAATATTAAGTTGATAATTATCAACTTAATTAAACGGAGGGGAATATGAAAACATTAGAACAAATAAAAGAAAGAATAGAAGAACTAAGAAAAGAAATAACTGAATTAGAATTAGAAGCTAATGCAGATGAAGACAGAAACTATATAACAAATAAAAGAGCTGAATTATTTAGTCTTAAATGGGTTTTAGAAAACTAAGGAGGGTTAAAGATGTTAGAAGCAAAAAATAGAAGACAATTAAAAAAACTTTTAGAGGACAAAACTTTAAGAGTAATAGAAAGAAATATATCAGACAACGGTACTTACTTTAAAGAAGTATCTGATGATTTTAGAGAATTCTTAATCTCTCAAATCAAAGGTTTAGATGTTACTTACTATGAAAATGGTAAACAACATTTTAAACACGGATATACATATTATTACATTGAAGAAAAGTCAGCTATACCTGTAAAGGTAGAAACTGCAATACCTGAAAATGTAACTTGGAATTAAATAAATCGGAGGAGTTCAAAAGCTCCTCCAAATGAAAGGGAGAGATAAAATGAAAAACTTTACACTAGAATTTTCAGATCATGAATGGGTAATGTACACAGAAGCAGATAACTTATACAGAAACCAAATAGACAACTATTTTAAACTTCCAGACCTAGCATATTTAGAAGATGAATATACTTCTATAAATGCTTACTGGGATAATGCAGAAGAACAAGGTTATATAGATGTAGAAATAACAGCAGTTCATTCTGATAGCACTTATCCATTTAATTATAAATTCAATGATTTCAATAAATTTATTGAGGCTCTAAACAATTTAGAAAATGAAATAGAAATAAATAAAGACAATGTTACAGGTTGGGAATATGAAAGAGAAGACCCATACGGAAGTAGAGGACTAAGTGTAAGAGATTTTATATAGGAGGAGAAATGGCATACATAGATAAATCAATAGGGGAAAAATTAATACAAACAATGTATAAATCAGTAAAAACTTCTATTAAAAATACTGACAAATTAATAGAAGAAAATGAAATTGCAGGTTATAACACTTCTTTTTTAAAAGGTATAAAACATGGCGAAATTAATTTATTAAAAGACTTTATAAGAGAAGTAAGAGAATTGGAGGAGGAATAAAAATGAAAATTAAAAGTATAAACGGGGTTTCTGTAAAAGGGACTCCATTAGAAAAAATACTATTAAAAAATGGAAAAGTAATTATAAAAAAATAGGAGGAACAAATGATACATTGGAAAACATATATAAAATATTGGAATCTTCCAGAACTTCAAGGCTTAACAGTTTTGGAGGCTGGGGAGAAAATAATGGAGTGGGAGGCTAACAATGAAATTTAATAAATTTAAAAAGGCAAGTTTCTGGCAAATAATTAAATTTAAAATTAAGAGGATAGTTAAATTCTTATGGTTTTGTATAAATTATCCATTTGATTTATTGGAAAAATGGATGTGATTTTATGAAAAAATATATATATTTCAAGTATAAAAAATCAAAGTATGCAAATGAAGAAGATTATTTTTTTATGAATGTATTTAATAGAAAATTATTAGAAAAAGAAATATTTAATGAAGTATTAAATGAAAGAGATACTTTTTTAGGGGAAATAGACACAGAAAAAATAGTTGATAGTTTTGTAGAACTTTTTAAAAATAGCAAATATAAAAATTTAGCTCCATCTTTTCTTGATTATTTACAAGAAGAAGAATTGCTAGATATAAGTTATGACCAAATTGGAGATATTTTAGAAATTTTAAATAAATAGGAGGAAAAGATGAATATATATGAAAAATTATTAAAGGCACAAGTAGAATTAAAAGCACCTAAGGGGCAATATAACAGTTTTGGTAAATATAAATATAGAAGTTGTGAAGATATATTGGAAGCCTTAAAACCAGTGCTAGATAAGTTTAAATTAACATTATTTATTAAAGATGATGTTATAGAAGTAAATACAAGAAATTATGTAAAAGCTACAATAGTTCTTGTAAATATAGAAAAGCCTGATGAAATAATTGAAACATCTGCACTTGCAAGAGAAGAAGAAACAAAAAAAGGTATGGACGGAAGCCAAATTACTGGGACAAGTTCATCTTATGCAAGAAAATATGCTCTAAATGGCTTATTTATGATAGATGATACAAAAGATAATGATAATTCATCTACAAAAATAGAAAGAGCAAACAGAGCAGAAGCAGAAAGACAAGAAGAAAAACAAAAAGTTCAAGAGTTTTTAAATAGCAGAGCAGGAATGATTGAAACATTAAATGAAAATTTATCAAGTGATAAGTTAAAAAGAATGCTAACTGCTTATAAAGTTGAGGAAATTTGGCAAATGACAGATGAACAATTAAAAGAAGCTTGTCAAAAAATATTTAAAAAATAAGGAGTGTATGAAATGAAATTTTATGATGTAGCAAAAGATTATATTGAAAAAATGGAATATTTGGAACAAGGTATAAATGCAGAAACTGGTGAAATGTCTGAGGACAGTAATCAGTTAGCAATATGGACTGATGAACTTACAAAAGATTTAAAAGATAAATCAACAAATGTAATAGCAGTTGTTAGAAATCAAGAGCTTACTATTGAGGCTCTTGATAATGAAATAGAAAGATTGAAAGCTATGAAAGATAGTATTAAAAAGAAGCTAGATAAATTTAAAACTTATATTAAAAGCTCAATGCTTACTAATAATATTGAGAAGATAGAAACACCACTAGGAAATATTAAATTTACAAAATCTACATCAACTGAAATTTATGATGAAAGTTTGATAGATAAGAAATTTATAGAAGTTGTAACAACTGAAAAAATATCAAAAGAAAAAATTAAGGCTGCTCTAAAAGCTGGGGAAGAAGTTCAAGGAGCAAGACTTGTTGAAAATAAAAATTTAAAGATAGGATAGGAGTAGTTAAATGGAAAAATTAAGATATAGCAGGGACACTCAAAAATTAATATATGCAATTATGAATGATATTTCTAATTTCTTCACAGGACAAGATGCAGGGAGAGTAGCATATAACATAGATTTGGAGCAAACTAAAAAGCAACTGAAAGAAAGGTTTTTAGAAGTCTATGATATGCAACCTTTAAAATCTCCCCTTGCATTCTTTTCTAAGTATCTTGAGAAGAACAAGGACAAAACTGTTGGAGAAATAGAAAAGGAGTTAAAAGAAACATTCATAAAAGCTTTACAAAGTACCTTAATAGAAAACAAAACTTTTAGTCTAGCTTTAAATACACTAACGCAGAATCAAGCTAATGATTTTGTTAAATGGCTACTAGAAACTTGTATATATTATAATGTTCCATTAAAAATGGATATTGAAAATCTAGCTGACCAGTATACTAAAGCTTATCATTATGTTTGTTTAAAAAATAGAATTTGTTGTATATGTGGGAAAGAACATGGAGTTTTACATCATTATGATAATGTAGCTCGTGTTGGTGGCTATAAATTTGATGATGGTAGAGTTTTAAGAGTGATGTGCTTATGTGAAGAACATCATACAGAAGTACACACTATTGGTACTCGTGATTTTAGTAGTAAGTATCATATTGTTGGAATTTATTTAGATGACAGACAGATAAGAGAATTAAAGAAAGTGTATAAAGGACACTTTCAAGCATTTAAGGAGGAGTAAATGAAAGTAAAAATAATTTTAGAATTTAATCCAAGTGATTTAGAAGATAGTATAAATAAATTTTTAAAAAGTCAAAAAATAAAACTTGTTGATATTAAATTTGGTGGAATTCAAGATTGTGCAGTTTTAATAATTTATGAAGAAATTTAGAAATTAGATTATATAACTATTTCTATTTTGGAAATAGTCGGTAAATACAGAGGTTAATATGAGTAAAGATATAGAAATATTTTATAAAAAAGCATTAAAGAAAATATTAAACTTTAAGGCTAGTGAATTGAGTACAGAAGAATTTAGCAAACTAAAACTGTACTCAGAGAAATTGCCAGTTTATAGATTCGTGAGGAGGAAGTAATGGAATTCTTAAAAAAATTAAAAAATGGAAATTTTGAAATTGATAGAGAAACTTTAGAAGAATTATTAAAATCACATTATATGCTTCAAGCATTGCAAGGAGCAAAAGTTGATAAGTGGGAATGGTACTATGATGCTAGAAGAAATTATTTGGAAGAAGCATCTCTTGGTGTAGAAGAGCCTTTTGAAAGTATTGATGATTTAGTAAATTTTCAAATAAATTCAATAGAATAATGGAGGAATAATGGGAAAAGAAAAGGTTTTAGATATAAAAATAACTAAAATTAATGATACATACAGCTTAGCCAAAGTAAAAAAAATGAATAGAAAAGTCATAGAAGAAAAAAAAGAATATGAATTCGGATATGCTAATAGTTCAAGTTTAAAAATGAATAATATTGTGAGATTAGAGCCTAATTTTTATTCTTATATTTCAGATGCTATACTATGTTCTGATTTATATCTTAATAGTGAAAATGATTGCTTTACTATTAAAAATAATCTTGTAGAAAGTTTAGAAATATTTTTACAAGAATTTAATGAAAAATATGGGATCATAAAGAGATGGAGAGCAGAAAAAGAAAAAGAATATTTTTTTGTTACTGGAACAAGCGAAATTACAACTGATGAAGAATATTACAACGAAGCTGACGATGCCAGATATGAATTAGGAAACTACTTCAAAACAAAAGAAGAAGCACAAAAGATTATAGATAGCAAAGAGTGGCAAGAGTTCTGGGCTAAGGTAAGAGCAGGAGAGATTGAATGATTAAAGTAATAAATAAAAATAGCGAAGAAAAAAAAAAATCAATTATAGACATTTAGGTAATTTTTGTAATAGTTGTAGCAATAAAGGTGGAAGTAATCTTTTAATAATAAGACAAGATGGTGGAAATAATGGAACAATAATAAATTTGTGTGATAAATGTTTGCAAGAACTAAAAAAGAAGATAGAAGATTTGGAGGTTGAAATTGTGGAAATGTAAAGAATGTGGAGGGGCTGATTTTGAAGTAGAAATAGATGGTTATATAGAATTAGATTTAAAAAAAAATGGAGACTTTGATTATAAAAAAGAGACTTTAAATGTTAGAAATATTCATCCATATATTAGTTGTTGTAAATGTGGCAATGAAGATGAAGAGATAGACAAAATAGCCAATTGGGAGGAAGAAGATGGATAAGATAGTTAGCTTTAAAAGTATTCCTGAATATTTTGAAAAAGAAAAATGTGGATTTAAACCTTATACATACAGATATATTGATAGTTATTCTGATGAAAGATTCAAAATATTAGGAGAAGCATTAAGAGCTGGGCACTTTTTGAATTATTCACATAAATATATCATAGAAATAACAAATTCTATAACTGGAGAAAGTTTTAGAAGAGTGATTACAGATGTATTTAAAACAGGAGAATGCTTAATAATAGCTTGGAGAGGAAATATTTATGAAAATCCTGAATTGATAAAGGAGTGAGATGATGATTAAGAAATATAGAAAAATAGCTTTAATAGAAGCAATGCAATACACAGAAAATAACACAAGAGAAATTTTGGAATGGATTAATGAAAATAATAAGTATGAAAATAAGAATAAAGATATTGATTTTTTGATAGAAGAAATTGAAAGTTTTAAAAGGTTTGATTTAGATGTTTATGGAAAAACATTAGTAACTGTTGAGCTTGGAGATTATGTTGTCAAGGGACAAGATGGAGAATTTTACAAAGTAAAAAAAGATGTTTTTGAATCAACTTATGAGGAAGTGAGATAATGGAATTTAAAGAAATGATTAAAAAGTTTGTAGAAGAACATAAAGAATATTATGAAAATAATTTCCCACTTTATGATGAAAGAGATGAAGCAATGCAATCAGGGGCATTAGGAGTTTTAGAAGAATTAGAAGATGAGATAAAAGAATTTGAAGATAAGGAGATAAATAATGGAATTTAAAAGACCCGAAACTTTTGAAGATATATTAAATCTTCAAAAACATTTAGATAAAAACTTGAATAATATTAGACCTAGATGCTTAAAAGATATAAAAATGTCTCTTATAGCAGAATGTGTGGAGTTCAATGAAGAAACTCTTGAATCACACAAGACTTGGAAAAGTAAAGAATATAACAAATCTATGGAGCTGGAAGAACTTACAGATATTTATTTCTTCTATGCTCAAATGATTAATTTTAATGATGATACAGTTAATAATTATGGAAGAATAAAGCATTTAATAGCAGTAGATTTTAATAATTGGCAAATTAAAGATTATGGCTCACAAGTACTGCCAACATTGAATTTAATAGCTAACATCATTAATGACAATGTTTTATATTCTATTGATAATTTAATGGAGATGGCACAAAAGTTAGGATACAGCAAAGATGATATTCTTAATTGCTACTGGGAAAAGTGGCAAAAAAATATGCAGAGAATAGGGAAGGAGTGGAATTAGTATGAGTATGACAGTAGATGTAAAAAATTATAATAAAAAAGATATAGATGAATTTATAAAAAAATATCCAAATTCAAAAGATTGTTTTGAGAAGTGTGGAGCATTTTTAGGAGATTATTATTTTATAATGGATAATGAATTTGGAGGAGATGAAAATCCTTATACACAACTACTTGATTTATTAAAAATAGCTGAAGCAAAAGAAAAAAATATTGATTTAGATGATGATGATTTTTATGATTATGATTCTGAAATGGTTGAAGCTTTTGAAAATATTAATGGTTTTTATAAAATACCTAGTTGGGTTAATGAAGTGTAAGGAGATTGAGAGAATGAAGAAAGAAAAAACGATAAAAGTAACTTTTACAAAAAGTGATGATATGCTATATAATAACTTTATTGATATATTAATAAATAGTTTTTTAGAAGAAATATAAAGGAGTAAGAAAATGATTAATGTTGTAGGATATGCTAGATATTCATCTGATAATCAAAGAGAAGAAAGCATTGTAGCTCAGGAAAGGGCTATAAAAGAATTTTGTCAAAAAAATAATTACAATTTAATAAAATTATACAAAGATGAAGCTATTTCTGGAACATCAATCAAGGACAGAACAGAATTTTTGGAATTAATAGAGGATAGTAAAAAGAAAGAATTTCAATGCGTGGTTGTACATAAGTTTGATAGATTTGCAAGAAATAGATATGACCACGCTATATATGAAAAAAAATTAAATGATAATGGGGTTAAGCTTCTATCAGTGTTGGAGCAATTAAATGATAGTCCAGAATCAGTTATATTAAAATCAGTCCTTACTGGAATGAATGAATATTATAGTTTAAACCTATCAAGAGAAGTTAAAAAAGGTTTAAATGAAAATGCTTTGAAATGTATTCATAATGGAGGAATACCACCATTAGGCTATGATTTAGATGAAGATAGAAGATATATTATAAATGAAACAGAAGCTGAAACAGTAAGAATAATTTATAAATTGTATAGTGAGGGAGTAGGCTATACAAGTATATCAGAACAATTAAATAAAATGGGTAGATTAAATAAATTAGGTAAGCCATTTAGAAAAACATCTATAAGGGATATATTAATAAATGAAAAATATACAGGTGTTTTTGTATATGGAAAAAAAGATGGTAGAGGTAGAATAACAGGTAAAGAGGTTAAAATTGAAGGTGGAGTACCACAAATAATTAGCAAAGAAGATTTTGAAAAGATAAGAAATAAAATGAAGAATAGAAAAACTGGCAGTAGAGCAACAGCACATGAAACATATTATTTGACTGGAGTATGTACTTGTGGAGAATGTGGAGGAAGATACTCGGGTGGATATCGCTCAAAACAAAGAGATGGAAGCATAACCTATGGCTATACTTGTATAAACAGAAAAACAAAAGTAAATGATTGTAAGAATAAACCTATAAGAAAAGAAATTCTTGAAGAGTTTATTTTTAAAACTATAAAAAAAGAAATATTTACAGAAAAGAGAATAAAAAGCATAGCTAAAAAAGTTGAAAAATCTGTAAATGAAAAAATATTAAATAAAGTTCAAGAAATTAAAAAAATAGAAATAGAGATCCAAAAAGTAAAAAATAAGATTGATACCTTATTAGAAATATTCCTGGATAATAAAGTATCAAAAGAAGCTTTTGAAAATAAAAATAGAAAGCTTGAAAATGAATTATTTATACTTACTCAAGAAAAAAATAAACTCTCTACATCTAAAAAGATAAGTAGAGAGAATATAGAAAGCTTTATAAGAAATTTTAAGTCAAATTTTAATAAAAGTAACATAAAAAAGTCAGTGATTGAGACTTTTGTTAAAGAGATAAAAGTATATGAAACATATGTAGAAATAACCCTTAGACTATTTCCTATGTATATTGATAGAAATGGTGGAGATGACGAGAGTCGAACTCGTGTCCGAAATTACAATGATTATAAGCCTCTACAAGTTTAGTTTACTATTGAATTTCGTAATAATTACTCCCGTAAACAGGGCTAACTAAAACTATCCTCTAAAATGTCCCATAAACTTAGAGAAATCATTTATGGTAATCT